GTCCTATCGCTATTAGATTAGCTAAAAAGTTTTGGACCTTCGAAAATTTTCTCATAAAGAGTTAAATTTCTAAGATCGTTGGTCTAACGCTTCTGAGTTGGATCTCATGGCGCTGGGAAAGTCTCAGACCTTCCTTATCTCCTTCGGGTCCCTGTGGTGGAATAACCACAAACCTGACGTCAAGTTAACAACTAGACGAATCCCAATGGATTAGGATTATTACTAATCCTTGGATACCAATCTTCGGAGGCGTCTCCAATATCCAAGTAAATTGAATACTGGCGGCTTCTCTTCGCAGACAAGCCGAGCCACCTTAGCATTTTTCGGTAAACCCGAAAGTTCACCTAGTATCCGGTCTAGCTCCTTCATCAATTCATTGAATTGATCCAGATCAAGCTCTGTGTGCCCCTTGAACCTTAATAAAAGGACTTCAAGTTCCGTTAATCGCAGTTGCAGGTCGGTCCCTACGTGACGCAATACCAGTTTCTGGTAAAGGTCAAATAGGGTTCGAGTAGGGAAGAGAATGGTAGGGATCCATCCCTTTCCACTTCCTCTATTAAAAGCTTCTATTCTGCTTTTAACCTCACGAGCTAAGCGATCTCCAGCCCATTCACCTATAGATTGGTAAATTTTTACCATAGACTCTTCAGCCATGGGGGCTCCCGGCGCGTCTGGTTTATCTTGAGAGACCCAGTCTGAAAACTGACTGTGTCCCAAAAGACCTCCTGGACGTGTTAGGAAAACAAAAAGTCCCTGAAGGCGACTTCGGTTCGCTAGAACAGACTGTATCCGTCCTAACGTCTTGTAACCGTAGCCAAGAGCTCTCACTAAGTGAGACATCTTGTTTGACCAAATACCTGGGATTTTAGCTAATGCAGCTTCAAAACATGAAATGTTTCGAAGCCCAACGAGGAACCCTTTCAGGCTCACCGCTGTTGCATCAGTACCCCGGAGTACAGTCCTTTTCGCAAACTCAAACGTCCCGTTGTTGGATATAAGAGATTTAGTCTCTTGTATTTCAACACCTAGGGATCGCATGAGTGCGAGATACTGGGTCGCTACGGCTTTGTCAGCGATGACAATGTCGTCCCCCAATAAGGCATACAAGGCAAACCATGAGCACCAAACACCATAAACTCTCGAGGCAGCAAGCTGCACGCAGAAGTGGTGCGTCAGGGCCAACATGGCCCACGACGAGTAGGCTCCCATAGGTTGCCCAGCAGCGTACTTCACATGGTTTACCTTTAAACCATATTTTTCCGCTGTTCTATTAGAGAAAGAGTATTCTCTTCCAACTAATAGGGCCTCCCATGTTCGCGCTACCTTTTCACCTAAAAGCCAACCCAGAAGTGCACTTTGCAGTGCTAAGGGCAGTCTGTCAGTAGCTGCCGAAAGGTCATATGAGAATATGTCCTTCCGGCCCAATCCCTGTATTAAGGTGATTGGACTATTCTGATCAAACGTTCCATCTTGTGGGATCCGTTTTAATATCGAAAAGATAAAATCGTGAAGTGGCTTAAAGATCGATTGTGTTACCACATCGACCAAGGCTACGACTCGTACTTTTCCAGCGGCTTCCTCTAGGAATGCTAGCTTACCAAGTCCCGAAAGGTTTCCTTTCGGGCCCCAACCTTCTAATCGACCGAAGTCAACTGTATAAGCTGTCTTGAAAAGGTCTTTTACAACCCTCACATCGAACAGTTTAACCCATTCTATCAAAAATGGTAGAAGGCCGCTGTTTAACCAAACCGAAGTCGTGAAAAACAGGGTACCCACGGAAGAGGGTGATATTCCCTTCCAGGCATTATCGAGGCGATCTTTTATGGTTATTTCTCCTGGTCTGAGGCCACGCCACAGACCCAATAGGAATCCTATCCCGTCATTATGACTTGAACGACGTTCAAGGGCCTTATCGTGGAGTTTAAGCCACAATGGGTCTACAAAAGATTTGTATCCCGTCGCACTAGAAAGAGGCCCTGCGGAGGTGATCGGAAGAATCCGATCAGCTCTTAAAGTGGGGTTCGCACTCCCTTCGTCTTTATATCCTAACCCCTGTTGCACAAGCTTTTGCGAGGCAACAGAGCTTTGGTTCGAACGTTTCCCGTTCGATAGTAGCACCCAGACTTTTGTCCAGAATACACCTATAAAGGCTTTATGCCCAAAGAAATCCTTCTGCATATAGGTTGATACAGAGGTTATCGTTCCTAAGTTTACCTTCCCTTTAACGGGTAGAACCCGGTAAAGACCGAAGATAGTTAAGTAGAAACGTAAAACTACGACATTTCCTGTCATAATTTCCTTTCTATGAGTTTTATTGATAATTCGAGGCACACCACTGGCTGTTCTGGCCACTCGGTGACCTAGACTTGTCAAGTCTAAGACCTTGTTTCCGCCAGCTGCCTGTTGGGTGATTATATACAACACCTTTAAGTGCCGTACCAATCCTTTAGCTCCTTGCTTCCTTGCTAGGGATGCAATTCGCTTCACAATATGGTGAAGGGTAGTTACCCACATGGGAGATATACGACCAACCACTAAAAACATTACTCAAGTGAGTAATGCCCTTAGCGCGCGAGGCTCTTTTAAGAGCCTCCACCATTCAAATCCTTTGTGATTGGCTAGCAAGCCAAAAGCAAAGTTCATGTTAATTTTATTTAGCATGTAGTTAAACGAGGTTTTAATTTAGTTTACCAATTTGAAACTTCGGTTTCCCTGTGAAGGGGCCGCAGGTGGTGCGTGTGCACTCGGAGTTGGTTCTCCTTGGGTTTACCCAATCATATATGTGGTCTCCCCCGGACCCCGAGCAAGGGTTGCTCTTTTTCCGGTTTCAACCTTATACAAATTGGTTCGCCCCTAGTAAGTATAGAGGCTTTGACGATCTCAAAGACCGATCATACACCTTATCATCATCTATTACATCAAAAATTACGATGTATCCATGTTACTCTCACAACTCGGGCCGCATCCCAGAAGGATTTGGTCTCGGAAGCTACCATCACATTTCAAATCTTATTTTCGTAACATATTAAATGGGTTCAATGGGTATGACCTTGTCTGATGAGATTAAGGACACGGTCCCCGGGTTCTCACCCAACCTCAAAACGGCATGATAGCCATTTATATCTCAGTTACTAGACACTGGAAAGCAGAAACTATCCATAAGCTAGGAAGCGAGCTATTAGAATTAACTAACAACTATACGACCTAACGTACTTCGAGTGTCTGGAATACGTTCCAAG